CCACCAAAAAAATCAGAAAATCTATCAAGAATATCTTTATCACACATCTCAATACCACATTGAAACGTTTTTCTACCTTGACCTTTACCCCAGATACCAAAACTTCCTTCACCATCAAAAAGACCGGCTAAGAATATTAATTTATTTTTTTCGGACAGCTTTTCGTAGGAGTTTTTTAGCATGTTTGAGTTTGATTCCTTGTGGATTTGGTCCTCTCTTAGGCGGTGGCCCAGATCTAACTCCTCCACTTAATCCTTTTCTCATTTTGATTGTATCTTCTCCCTAGCAACTTCTAAACGTTCGTCAGATTGTTCATCTTGTTGAGCTAACTTATCGTATTCGTATTCTAAACGTTGTGCAGCTCTCATATTTTCTTGATCAGCTCTAAATTTAGTTTCTTCTGCTTTTCTTTGAAGATCCATAGCTCTTAAATCAATTTCTTGTTGTTTAATTTTAATTAATGGGTCTTCTTTGTTTTGTGATGCTTGTTCGCTTTGAACTAACTCTTGTGTTATCTGTGCTGCAACCTTTGCAACCTCGGCTTCAAACATAATTTCAAATTGTTGAGGATCTTGTTGAGCCATTTGTGCCATTTCTGGATTCTGCATGATCATAGCTTTGACTTGTGCTTTAGCTTTGAATGAAACGTGGTCTGAAATATGTGATTGTAGCAACGCATACACCTGTGGATTTATTTGAACCATTCTAGATTGCATAAATGCCATGTGTGCAGCTAAATGAGCATCATGATCTTGGAATTCAAACGCTGTAAGCAACTTCATTTGCAATGAACGTGCATTTTCTTTTGCAGGATCTAAAGGTTCCGGCTGTTTTGGTGGTGGTTTAAGAATTTGATCGATAGTTTTAGTACCAAGTGCTTCGTAAACACGTCTATATGCTTCATGTAAGTTGTGCATTTGTGGATTTGACTGTGCAATTTGCAATTGTGCCTGTGCTAACGTCACTCTTTGTGCCATTGACATGATATTTGGGTCTGCAACAGGTAAAATATCGACTCTGTTGTCAAAATCTGCTTGTTTAATCTGTCTAGGGCCACCGTATACATCGTATGGATACTCTGGTGGTAGTGATTCACCACAAATTCTAGCTAAAATTTTAAATTCAAGCCTCATTGCGTAGTAACAACGCTTGTGAACACCACTCATAACACGTGATCCTCTCTCCATCAGCGCCATTGTAGTACCAACTGCTCTATTTTGAGTGTCATTACCAACTGCAGTATCTGTAATCGCTGCAAATTTTTGTCCTGCTTGAACAACAAAGCCCATCAGGTTGTATAAAGTTGGTGATGGTTCTGTAAATGGTAAATTAAAAAACTGATCTCTAATATTTCCGCCAGGCGCATCCACATCTCTGAACTCTCCTGGTTGAATTGGTTGGTCATCATCTCTAACTCTAATACCACGTGACTTAAATCCTGCTGGTAAATTTTTTAAAGTACCTGCATCAATCAATTGTCTTAACGATTGAGTTGCAGCTTGTGATAAACCACCGATCATATGTGTTAAACCAAAACCATAAAAACCTAATCCTGGTAAAAATTTGTAATGAACAAAGTATTCAACTCTAGAATAACTTAAATCACCGGGTTTGTAATTTCTATAAATAGATAAAACCTCTCCACTACCTTCATCAATTGTAACGATGTATGGAATTTTTATTTTTTTAGCTTTGTCATCAAAATCTTCATAGTCATCTAGATTTAAATCTACATGCATTTCAAGAATTGTATTTAAATAATCTGAACCATTACCTTTTACACCTTCAAGTTCATTTAATTTTTTCTGTACTGAATCTGGTTCTGAGTTACTGTCAATTAATTCTATATCTCTATAAAATCCTGCAGCCATTTTTTTTGTGACATCATTCTGTGTCATTTTAATTACGTGAGTTATTCTTTCACAATCTTTTAAATCAGATGCGTAGTAGGGAACTACTAAGTCTTCTGCTGGAATAAATTTAGATACAGGTCTATCTAACAATGCATCATAGTAAACTTTTTTAAAAGTAGATCCTGATAGTGGTAGATAAAATAACATTTGATCCATGTCAGTTGTATAATCTTCCATCTCCTCCATTAGAAGGTAATTCATATAATCTTTAACTCTATCTGCTTGTTGTTCGGTAGCCGGTGTCTGTAAGCCAACAACCTGTGTTCGTACAGGCCCATCAGATGGCACTAACTCTTTGTATGCTTGTGCTTGGAATTGTGTAACAGACTCAGCTAATAAAGGATGCGTGACACCGGAAGCTCCTTTAAATGGTTTAGTTACTTCTTGGTACTTAGTTCCTAATAAATCTAAACCTTTAATGTAAGCGTCTTCCCATTCTTTTCGAGAAGTTTTATCTTTTTTGTATTCTTCAATAAGCTCCATGGCCATGTCTTTGAGATCTCTCTCATCCATGCTTTCAGCTAAGTTTGCATTGAAATCGTCTTGAGGTCTTTCCTCTTCAACAGTTTCTTCACCCTCAACTTCTACCTCAACTGGTGGAAGACCCTCGGGTTGCTCTACTACTTCTTCTGCAAATTCTTCTGTTACTTTTTCTACTGCCATGATTAATTGTACCTTATTGGTTTAAATATATCCACTACAAGTCCACCTTTAGACTTGTAAGTTTTTTGTGTATTTCTCATTAACGGATTCACTTTAATAGCATATGCATCAAAATACAAGCGTGGATCCCCCTCTGGAATATTCTTAGTTCCTTTTTCAGGATTCATACCAGCGCTGTTGTGATAGGTGCTTTTAATTTCTTTTCCTTTTAATGGATGATCTTTTGGATATTTAAAAGTATCACTACTAACAGATTTGTATGGCTTTGTTGGATCCGATAAAGATATTTTTGTAGGCCCTGCTTTTGATCCATAAAATCTTGCATTTCTAGCCATTACATCTGGAATAACTGCTTTTCCTTTTTTACCTATACCTTTACCATTTGCATAACCGTAAAATCTTTCATTACCCGCTTTGTATCCTTGTCTAAAACTTACTTTGTCAAACGGGGCAACGGCAACGTAATCAACATTCTCACGTGCAGCCTTCTGCATCAAATATTTAATTGCATGGTCTCCATAAGAATCTGCTTCAACCATTGGAAAGTAATCTTTTTGATTAGAATTATAATCTCTTTGAGATGAAATTCTTTTTAGTTTTGTATTAATATCTTTCATAGATGCGCTAATAGAATTGACTCTACCAAACTCATTGTTTGCAACTGCATCATCTAAATCTTTAAGCATCTTACCACGTTGGCTAACAAGTAAATTTAATTCTATATCTGCATTAAAGGGATTAAGTCTTTTCTCGCCTGACAGTTGCTGGGCTTTAGTCAAACTTTTTGCAATACTCTGATTTACATCAGATTGTATTTCATTAATCATAAATACCTTTTTACCATCTGGAGTGAACCTTGTATCGTATCTAATATGATAAATATTATTTGTATCTCCAATCACATCAGTAAAGTGACCACCTTGGTTTCTAAGAGATGCGTTAGTTGGAATGTCCTCTGGAAGTGTAAAGATAGTCTCTCTATAATCTTTACCTCCTTGTAAAGTGTAATTAGTTTCTGTTCCGTATTTAGTTTTGGTAGCCTGCATTGGTCCAACTTTATTATTTATTTCACCAATAACTTTGTTCAATGCTTTCTTTTCATCTACAGGTACTAACCCAGAGTTTGTAAAATTTTTTAATGATTCATTTAAATCTCTTAACGCTGATCTACTTGGAACACCGCTATCTGCTTTTAAATAATATTGCAACTGATCTAACTCATATTTAAGAGCATCGTTGTCTTTGTATTTAACTTGTAAATCTCTTACTGTATTTCTTGCATTCTTTGCTGCTACATCAAATGCTTCTTGTGCAGCTTTGTTAACTCCAAGTTCAATTGGTTTTAACCTATTGATAGGATTTAATTTTAACATTGCACCTACTTCATTAGCATCTAACTTCAAACCAAATTTCTTTGCTGCATATAACAGGCCACCTGTTAGGTCTCCTGCTTCATTGAATATTGCTAAATTGGAATCGAATAATTCTTCTTTGGATACACTAACTTCTTTACCGGCAAAGGGCCCTGAATCGTATTTAAATCTTTTTTGTTCACGGACAGTTTTCTGTGCAGGCTTACCAAATATTTTAAAGTTTACTTTTCTAGTTGATGTTAAATGATCTAGCCATTCATCAGCAGTGTATTTTGATCTACCCATTCTCATAGCCCAGTCGTATGTTGATGAACCAAAAGCAGGTGCTAAGTCATCACCCATCTGCAGGGGTTTTGTTTTCTTTAAAACTACTGGTGGGTTTTTTAATTCTTGTTCAACTAACTCACTAGCCTGTGCCTGTGAGGGTTTAGGTGTGTAAGTAATTTGTCTTTGCTGTTGTCCGGTAGTCGGTGTTGCTGAAGGCTTCTTCGCCTTAAGTAATTCTTTACCAGCTCTAAGTAATGCCTTCAGGGACATTGTCCCTCCTATGTGATTTTAGTAGGTCTTGTTCTACCTAGTTTGCAGCCTCTAGCTTTGACCATAGTACCTTTTGAATATCCTGGTCTTTGACTTGGAGCAATCATGCCACCACCCATTTTACCTTTAACTAATGATTTAGCTTTTTCAATATCTCTTTCAGTAAGTCTGTCTGTAGATCTTAATCGTTTAGCTTTGTTCATAGCTACACCAAGTCTACTTTTCATTTCTCCAATTCTTCCAGAGTCAGCTCCACCACCTTTAGAATATTTCTTCATCATGCCACCACCCATTTTTTTCTCAGGAGCAGACATATTATCTAAGTCACTTCTTTTTATTTGTTTAGTTCCGTCCTTAGTAGAAAATATAACAACTAAATCATCACTGTTTCTTTTTTTTGGTAAAGATCCAATTCCACCTTTAGGTCCTTGTTGCATTGGTCTTCTTCCGCCAGGTCTACCTGCCATAGAACCACCAGCACCCGCAGGTCCCATTCCTGATTTATAACCTATAGGCTTTTGCATCATGCCACCACCCATTTTTTTCTTAACATTTTTTTTCTTATTCATTTTAGAATTTAAATATGTTTTTGCAGCAACTGCTGCTCCAACTACAGGTAGTAATATTTTACCAAGCCTTGTTGATTTAGCTACTTTTGCAGCTCTTTCTAATTTCATTCTTCTTTTATTAAAGTCAGAAGCAGTCTCACCTTTTTGAAATCCTTTTGCATCTCTCATAGCATTCATAGATGTAAATCTACCAGTCTTCTTATCTATTTGACCTCTTTCAACTCTTTTCATTTTTTCGTCAAAAGACATATCAGAAATTTTTCCAGTCTTAATTGATTTACCAACTCTAGCTTTCATAACACCACCTGCTTTTCTACCTGAAACTCTTTTAAGCATTGCAAGTGGAGATAAAAACTCAGCACCTTTAGCACCTTTGTCTTTTGCTTTTTTCATAAACATTAAACCTAAGTTAGCTTTCATAACTTTACCTGGTTGAACCTTCTCGTCTTGAAGACCCATGCCTCTGCCTTTTGCTTTTTCTTCTCTTAAAACTTTAAAATCTTTTTCGTCTAATTTATTTGGTGGTGGAGCTTTTGCAGCTAATTTTTTTTGTTTTGGACTCATTGAATCTCCTAATAATATTTATACTCTTTTTCTAATTTCATTGGAGGATCATCCCAGTCATCAGAATATGTTGAAACAAATCCACCTTGTCGATATCTTAACACAGCTTGGGTCATAGAATCAACATAGTCATCGTATTGTCCATTAGGAAACGCTGCACATTCCTCAATTACCTCCTGTGCCCAGTGTTCGTCTAAAGGTGCAAATACCATACCAGACTCAAACACAGGTGAACAGCTATTTATTCTAGTATGCTTGTCTCGTCCTCTTGATGGTACAAAATCTATTACAGGGATTCCTGCACGTCTTAGTTCATGTATTAGGGGTTGTCCTGAAGCTTTAGCCTCTACAATTACGGTTTCCGGTTCCCAGTATCGATATTGCTCTAATGCAACATTCTTAAGATCTGGAAAGTCATACCTACCCTTCATAGCATCTAAAAGTATTATTGCTTTTTCGTAACCGTCTACCGGTTCAAAGATACCCCAGGTGGTAATAGCAGAGTAGTCAGCAGATTCTTTTTTAGAAAATGCAGTATCATAAGATTGTATCACGTGTAGCAGTTTTGGAAGATGGTCCCTATCCCAGTCTTGCCACCATTCCCTTTTAATGATTGCACCTTCTTCTGAGGTTGGGTCCTGCATATACTGTGCGTTCCAGTTCTTAACGGAGATAGAAGCTTTGACACCGTCTAGGTCTTCTTTCGACCAATACTCAGGCCATACAGGTTTATCGTCTTCTAAAATTGCAGGAAATGAAATTACTTTCCATTGATCTGATTTAACACCAGACTGTGCTCTGATGAGCCTTCCTGTTAAATCATCGGTAGCCCAACGAGTCATTACAACAAGGATCCTACCTCCTGGTTGTAAACGTTGTCTGGGTCCTGAACTGTACCATTCGTAAGCACGTTCCATAGCTGAATCAGACATTGAGTCTTGTTCAGTATGTGGATCATCGATAATAAGCAAATCGGCCCCTCGACCTGTGATAGATCCGCCAACACCCGCTGCAAAGTATTCACCACCATGATTGGTTTCCCACCTGCCTTTTGCTTTACTGTCTTCTCTTAAAGTAACATTTCCAAAAATTTCTTTATACTCCTTGGTAGCCATTAAGTTACGAACCTTGCTACCGAACCTTGAAGCAAGTTCAGCGTTGTGTGAAACCTGCATAATTTTTTTCTTTGGATACTTTCCGATATACCAAGCAGGGAATAAATAAGATGCAAATTCTGATTTAGTATGTCTAGGAGGCATATTGATGATGAGCCTCTTAGCATCACCATCTGCTATTTGATGAAAAGCTTCAGCAATAATCTGATGGTGCCCCTTATTCTTTGGGTCCTTCCTACAAATAAAATCTTCCCACATTGCCTCAACGAAAACTAAAAAATCATCTTGGCATAACTTGATCCACTCTAATTGTTTTTTAAGAATAATATCTTTTATTTCTTCTTCTGTAAGGTTTTCTATATTCATACCGTTTGGGACCCTAGTATATGAATGTATTATGCTTTGTAAACCTCTTTCGCCAAAAAACCTAGCCCCAGCAACGCGAACCCTGATGGCATAAAAATTAAAAGTAGTTTTGTAAATGATATGAGCCTTGTAGTAGGTACAGGCTAGATACACCAATGGCGCGTAGTATAACGCGCCATTGGTAAGTGTTAATTATTCTGTGTTGTGTATAGCTTGGACAAGTGTACTAAACTTTTTAAGTACATTGTCTTTGAACTCATCTACAACAGGGTTGCCAACATTCTCAAGTATATGCTTTTCACATTCGCCCATTAATAGTTGGAACATGATTTCATAGTTGAGTTGTTTTTTCTGTCCATTGTCCACCACCATGTCAGCAAGTGAAGTAGGTGCATTAGAGTTTAACTTCTCACTCAATACATTAGCTATGTTAATCAAATCATTATTGGGCATTTGATACCTCGCCAATAGCCTTATACTCACAATAAGCAATTTGCTTTTGGTGTGCATTCCATAAATCTAAATGTGCTAATTTAAATTTATCTTTGTCAAAAGATTTTCTAACTCTGTTAATCTTTTGAAGACCAAAACTATTTCCATGCTCATCTTGAACAATAATTAAGTTTTGGTTTGTTCTCTCAAATAGATTAACAATGTGTTCTTTCATACTGTCTAACTCTTTGTTAAGTCTATTTGCTTTTAGCTTTAGTGATGCATAAGCTAGGACTACTTTTTTTTCGTCTTGCTTTAGCTTTTTTGCTGTTTGCATTTTTACCTCTTTGTTAAGTTATACAAACTTATGTTTGCTCTATTCTTTTATATCTTATTTCATCTTATGCAATAGTTAATTTAACTTTTTTTTATTTTTTTTATCAATGATATTATTAAGGGTATTAGCATTTATTCTTATTCCTTGTGGTTCAACATCTAGTTGTTTATCTATTACACTAAACATTTTTTTAATCATATTGGTGAACTCGTCCTGCGCCTGCTGTCCAGATTGTTTAGTTTTATCTTTATCAAACTTGCCACCACGAGAACGAGACGAGGCGACAGTAGTCGCCTCGTTAATTTTATCTTTAGCCATTACCAACTACACCAATATTCAACGACTTTCTTTTCGTTGATTGCTTGTTCACAGAACTTCAAGAACTTGATATCTTGTTCCTTGTACTCTTTGACACTCTCCTCTTGAAACTGTTGCCCCCAGAAAAATCCGTCTTCGGCTTTGTAATCTTTAAAACCCTCTTGAATTTGTTCGGCTAACTCTTTGGCGACCTCTTGAGTTATATAGACAGGTGCGTCACAATCAGAATTAAATCCTAAATGTGAAAGCATTCCGTCATGCTCATGGTTTTGATTTTGTTCGTCCCACTTCTTTGCCATGAACTGTTGAAGTCTTGCGTGTTTTCTCCACACGAAAACTTTTGATTGTTCTTCTTGGTCATCATCATAGTATTTATCCCAATCTACTTTATGACCACGAAGGTGTGCGTGTTGGTCTAGTCCCATAACTTTTCTCCTTTGTTGTTAAATGGTTTGAAAGTTTTTCTTTAGATGCTATCTAAAACTTACAAAAAAGATAGTCGCCTTTATCTCTTATCAACTCCCATATATTAATGCAACAATTATCTTTTAGAACCATTCTAAAGTAGAAACCTAACCATTCTTCGTACCACAGCAGTTTCTCCTGCGTAGGTGCCAAACTTCATAGTAATCTATGTGCCACATTATCCATTACTTCAAACGAGACCGAGCTTTACCACACCGAGTTCCCAGCGCCAGTCCTGTAACCAGCAGTGGCTTCTGCGCAGGGACGTCCAGCTCTTGAAACGAGACCGAGATGGGACATCACAGTATGCCAACGAGCGAGAGCATCAGGATCCCCGTGCCAGCTAATGTAAATGTTGGGAACATAAACAGAAGGCACAGGTAAACGACAACGAAGGTCACGCCTCAGCTCCAGCTGCAGGTACCAGTTCGTGCAGCTCCTGGGCCCGAACTTTAACCGCCCACCAAACGAGATCGTTAACCAATGCAGTAAGCGAGGTTGGATCTTGCGATACGTGCTGTAGAAACTCACCGTTCTTCAGGCCAGAGTCATCTGCGTGGTCCTGGACCAGCTGCCATATCTCCTCCTGATGGTTATCGTGAAACGCAGTAGTTTCTGCGTAGTATGTGATACCCGAGACGCCACCTGCGCAGCCGTGCTTAGCAATGTCTGCAATTAAACCTATGTCCTGCTTTTCGTACTCAGCGAGGCATTCCTTGATGCTTGGCATTAGATACCACTCCTTCAGTTCTACAGCTTCTGGATCGTAATGGCGGCATAAGTAATCACTGACATGTGAATGAATAGTTTCGAAATCATTCATCTGTTCGAGATTGTTCCAAATTTTTTGTGGTAGGTCCCCTGGTTGTTTAGCGTACCGATGTTCATCTAGTAACCTCTTCTGCTTTTCTATTAAATGTCTAGGCATCCTTCACCTCTGACTCTTTCCATGTGTTTCCGTTGGCGATGCAGCGCGTGCCCCGGCCACCGGTCAGTGCATATACTTTTCCTTCTTCAGGCTTGTTGGCCTCTTCGACATCGTTGTGTGGTACTGTTTCTTGAATTGATTTTTCTTTGCTCATGTAGCTCTCCTTTGGTTAACGAATGTGGTGCGAACCCAAAGTTTTGGCAGGGTCTTTAATTGCGCAAACCATTTAAGTAATGACTTACCACCAAACACCTATACGCACTTTGTTGTCATGGTAACACATTCGCTTCGTACATATAAGACCTGATGGGATATATGTCAAGAGCTATTTTAGATAGGTTTTTACTTTCTCTTCGTAATAGCTTTGCTTTTCTTTTGGTAATGCCGATACCATTTCCTTCACCAGCTCCTGAAGGGAAGTTACCTGCTGCTGTAGCCCCTTAACCTTATTGTTGTATGAACGAGCTTTGTTCTCCCCTCGAACGAGATCGAGAGCGTCAAAATGTATTGCCATGTTTCTTTTCCTTTCCTAACAAACTTTACCCATTCGGTGTCCTTTGTCAAACAGAACTTTACCAGAGAAGCAGATCCCAGCACCCCCTGAGCTGTAGCTGCAGGGACGTCACCAGTGGCCAGTGAACGAGAACGAGATTTATCCAGAAACGAGAACGAGAAACGAGAGCTTCACCTGCATCCTGAGCTCACCAGCTGCGGATGCGGGACCAGTGTAGTTGGTCATCACATAACGAGCGAGATTTGTCAACGACAAACGAGACCTGAGCTGTATCACCTGCTGCTGGTCCCGTCACCAGGCCACGTTAACAAAGAGGTAAAATGTAACGTGGCCAGGAAACGAGAACGGGAGCTACACCACCTGCTGTTCAGGATCACGCTGCACCAGCTCCTGAAGGAGGTGCTGCTGGACCAGTGGCCATTGATACGGGAACGAGAACGAGGCAAACGAGACGAGGGAACGAGGATCAGTGAACACGGACACCGGTTTGTACAGTTTAAGAGTTCTCTCAGAGAGGGTCTTACCCAAGTTCT